TGAATTAGGAACTGATAGAGTAATCGTTTATGCTCGATTTGATGATTCAACAAAAGATTTCCCAATTGATACTAAGTTTTCACAAGTAGGAGTCGTAAAGAATCCTACAAAAGTGGGAACAGCAGTAACTTATACTGATAATACATATTCTTCATTACAGGCAGTCAAGTTTGATACTGTAACTGGAGTTCCACAGGTCGGTGAAGAAATCAAGCAAGTATTGACTGTATCACCAAATGTAGGAAAAGTTTCTACTGGTTTTATTGCATCATACGATTCTGAAACTAAAGTGTTGAAATATTTTAGAGATCGCTCTCTAAACTTTAATAGAACAACATACGATCATACTGATTATGCTGGTATTTCAACTGCTGGTAGAATTTACCAATTTGAATCAGTAACTGGTGCAAATAACATCGAAGGTAAAACTTCATTCTTTGCTGGAGCAATTTCCCAGAACTTTTCTGGCATAACAACTAATCCTACTGGCAACAAGTTAATTAACTTAGGAGTCAACTTTATTTCGGGACTATCCAATTCTGAGATAAATAAAGGGTCAGGAGAAATAGTTTACTTGGATAACAGACCATTGATTGTTAGAAACTCTCGTCAAAAGGAAGACATTAAAATCATACTAGAATTCTAAAATGCCACAAAAGACTAACTTAAATATATCGCCCTATTATGATGATTTCGATAAGGCAGATAATTTTTACAAAATACTATTCAAACCTGGTTATCCCGTTCAGGCAAGAGAGTTAACTGGTTTACAGTCTCTTTTACAGAATCAGGTTGAGTCTTTTGGTAAGCATATATTTAAAGAAGGATCTATGGTCATACCTGGTGGTATTGAACTTGATAGGTCATATTTCTCAGCAAAAATAAATGATACACATCTTGGCATTGATGTTTCAGTTTATTTGAGTAGTTTAATTGCATCTAATAGTGGCAAAGGATTAAGAGTTAGAGGTCAAACATCAGGTATTGTTGCAACGATTAAGAATTTCATATTACCTCCAGCAGAAGGTGTAGATAATATTACAATTTTCATAAAATATCAACAATCAGGAACTACTGGTGAGAGTTCTGCTTTCCCAGATGGTGAAGTTTTAGTTCTAGAAGAACCTCTTACATACGGAAATACTACACTAACAATTGGTGAAACAGTTTTAACACTTGTATCTGAAGATGCAACTGCTACAGGTTGTGCTTTTGGATTAAACGAAGGTGTTTACTTTATGCGTGGTAGTTTTGTTGACGTACCATCATCACTTTTAATATTAGAACCATATTCAACTCTTCCTTCATATAGAGTTGGTCTTGATATATCAGAAGAAGTTATAAACTCAAATGACGATTCATCATTATATGATAATGCAAAAGGTTTTACAAACTTTGCAGCACCAGGTGCAGATCGTTTTAAAATATCAGTAAAACTATCGAAAAAGGCATTAAATGATTACGAAGATACAAACTTTGTAGAATTAATGAGAGTGGATGCAGGAGAAGTTAAGAAACTTCAAAACTCTGCAACTTATAGTGAAATCAAGAAATATTTTGCAAAAAGAACATTTGACGAGTCTGGAAACTATGCTGTTGAACCATTCCGTGTCAATGTACAAAACTCTTTAAATGATGAAATAGGCTCTGGAGGACTCTTCACAGAGGATAGAACAACTGACCAACAAAATGTACCTACTGATGATTTAATGTGCGTTAAACTGTCACCAGGTAAGGCATATGTAAAAGGATTTGATGTAGATATATCTGGAACAACTGTATTAGACGTTGCAAAACCAAGAGACACAAAAACTGTTGATACAGCATCAATTCCATTTGAAATGGGAAGTGTTATTAAGGTTAATAATGTATTAGGAACACCTTATATTAATATAGGTGGAGATACTACTAATATAATAAAATTATTTAATCAAAGAAAAATAGGTGCAGCAGGATCTGGTTTACAGATAGGAGAAGCAAGAGTTTATAGTTATTCTGCATCTAATGCATCATATACTGGAGCTACAACAGAATATGATTTACATCTATATGATATTCAAACATTTACTATTTTAAAATGTAGTGCATTTTCATCAGGCAGCGTTGCTCAAGGAGCAAGAGTTAGAGGTCTTAGTAGTGGAGCAATCGGTTATACTGCAAAAAATTCTGATACTACTGGTCATGAAGAAATGGTATTATCACAAACAACTGGAACTTTTATTGTAGGAGAACAACTAATTATAAATGAAAGATCTGTTGTTGCAGATGTATCAATTAAAGAAATAGTTGCATATGGTGTAGACGATATAAAAAGTGTTTTCCAAGATGTTTCTACAATAACAGGTTCCCCTGCTTTAGCTAGTGATTTTTGTGCTGATACTGTATTATATGACCGTATATTAACTGGTTTTTCACCTTCAGATCAAATAAATGTTGTAGGAACTGCTGCAACCGCAATCAATCGTAATTTTGCAGGAAAGGTTGGAATAAAAACAGATTCAATAATATCATTTACAGGTGTTGATTCAAGTGATCCTGTTTTTAATAGAGTAACTAGTATATCAACTAATGGAAAAACACTAACAGTATCTGCTATTGGTCTTGGTGTAACTGGTGTTAATGTTGGTAGTACATTGACAGCAAACAGTACTACAACAACTCCATTTAGAATTAAAGTTCCTAGAGTATTAAATCTTGATAAATCTGGTATATTTACAGAGTTACCAAGACCAAATATCTCAAATGTTAATTTTGCAAATTCTAATTTAATAATTTCAAGACAATTATTAAATCAATCAATTTCCAGTTCTTCAATCACACTTTCATCACAGGTAGGATTAAATGTAAGTTCTGGTATTACAAGTGCATTTTTTGAACCATTTGATGCAGAAAAATATTCAATTCATTATACAGACGGAAGTGTTGAACCTTTAACATCAGATCAAGTATCGATTACAAATGGTGGAAATAATATTTCATTTAATGGATTATCTAAATCTTCTGGTAATGCAACAGTTAATGTAACTCTTAAAAAATTAGGAGTAACAAGTAAATCTAAAGATTATCTAAGAAGTCAAACACTTGAAGTAACAAGAACTCAAGGAGTTTCCACACTTAATAGTTCATTAACTTCTAGTGCTGCTTATGGATTAAGAGTTGAAGATGAAGAAATATCATTAAATGTTCCTGATGTAGTAAAGATTATTGCTGTATTTGAATCTAAAAATACTGCGACACCTGTTTTAGATAAACTAACATTTGTTTCAGGTCTAGGATTAGATACAAATACTATAGTTGGTGAGAAAATAAAGGGTCAAGATAGTCGTGCAATAGGTCAAATTGTAAGTCGCACTGCAAACACTGTTGATTTTGTATATTTAAATGATAGTGTATTTACAATTGGTGAAGTTGTTAAATTTGAGGAATCTGCAGTTGAAAGTATTCTGCAAGGTGTAACAGTTGGTAATTTTGTTGATAGAACAAGCAATTACACATTAGAAAAAGGACATAAAGAACAATATTGCGATTACTCAAAAATTGTAAGAAACTCTAAGTCTGCAATACCATCTAAAAAACTCTTAATTGTATTTGATAAGTATCAAGTTGCAAGTGGAAATACTGGTGATTTGTTCACTGTGAATTCTTATACTAAAGAAAGATATACAAATGATATTCCATTTTTACCATCTGGCACAGCAGCATCGGATGTTCTTGATTATCGTCCTAGAGTAGCAACATTTACTCCATCTGGAGATAAATCACCATTTGCATTTACAAGTAGATCCTTTGAATCAACAAATCCATTTGTAATCACTCCAAATGAAAGTTCATTACTTGGATATAGTTTCTATCTTGGTAGAATTGATAAGTTAGTAATTAATAAGAGTGGTTTTGTTCAGATTTATAAAGGCGAATCTTCAGAGAATCCTGCTCCACCATCTAATATAAGTGATACAATGGAAATCGCAGAGATTGATTTACCACCATATCTCTATAATCCTGTAACTGAACCTCAAATCAGATTGCGTGATAATCGTAGATTTACAATGCGTGACATTGGTGCACTTGAAAAGAGAATTGAAAATCTAGAAACATTAACATCATTAAGTGCTCTTGAGTTAGATACAAAAGCATTCCAAGTTAAAGATGCCGATGGATTAAACAGATTTAAGACTGGATTTGTTGTAAATGATTTTAAAGATAGATCATTTATTAATTTTGATGTTGAAGGTGGTTCAAGTTGTGATGTTGATGTAGTAAACAAAGAACTTATCAGTGCAGTTGATTTCTGGTCAATGAATCCCGAACTTGCATTAGATACAGGAATTGATATTTCATCTGCAGATGTTAACTCAAACTTACAGTTATTAGATCCTAATTGCCAGAAAACTGGTGATTTAATCACATTAAAATATTCAGAAGTAGATTGGATAGAAAATCCACACGCAACAGACGCTGTAAATGTAAACCCATTTAATGTATTAGTATTTTCAGGAAATGTTAAATTAGATCCTCCATCAGATAACTGGTCAAGAACAATCTATATTAATAATAATAGAACTGAATCTACTGGTGCAAGATGGGTTGAAAGTTCAAACATAGTATCCAATAGAGAAGTAGGAAGAAGACATACACATCATAACAGTGAAGAAAGAAAAGGTGATATGATAATTCGTAGAAGAGGATCTATAACAACTTCTACACGAAGAGTGGAAAGAGCATTTACAAATACTCTAGTTGGACCTTCTGAAGAGCGTGACTACGTTGAAAGTACAAAAGTAAGTTCAAAAGCAGATCCATTTATGAGATCTCGTAATGTTTTCTTCTCAACAAGTGGTTTAAAACCTTTCACAAAACATTATCACTTTTTAGATAGTGGAATACCTGATATTGTACCTAAATTAATTGAAATTACAATGTCTTCTGGTACATTCTCTGTATTTGAAGATGTAAAAGTAGAAGTTAATGGAACTCAAATTGGTTTAATTAGGTCACAAAGTCCAAATCATAAGTTTGGTGATGAAGCAAGACCAGAAGTTGGAGCAGGTTTAGGTTCACCTAGCCTATTAGTTGAAACTTATCAAGTTGACCCATATGATCGTACAAGACCAGCACCATCAGCAACATACTCTGCTACATCAAAGTTATTTAATGTTGACTGTATTGGTTTAGCAAATTTAGAAAAATATTTTGGTTATGTAGTTAAAGGTGCAAAATTGACTGGTGCGTCAAGTGGTGCGGTTGCAACAGTTGATAATATTGACTTAAATACTGATAATTGGGGAGATTTGCTCGGAACATTCTTCTTTAGAAATGCAAATACAACACCAAAACCACCAGTTGTATTCAATTCAGGAACATTAACATTTAGAATTACAACTTCAAAAGAAAATGTTATTATTCCATTTACTGGTGATGCTCCATTAGCAAGTACTGCTACAGGAACTTTCCTTGGTACTGGTACAATTATCACACAGACAAATAATAATGTTCTTGTAAGAAATCCACCCAGACCTCCACAAAGAGCAAATCAAGTTGACATTACAACTGAAACCACTAATAATATTAGAACGACTGTTGAAGTTGAAGATGATGATCCATTAGCACAGTCATTTACAGTTGATGGAACTGGTGCATTCTTAACATCATTCGATGTATACTTCAGGTCAAAAGATGATGTAGCAAAATTACAAGTTCAACTTAGAACTACAGAACTTGGAGTACCAACAAAATTACTTGTTCAAGATTTCTCAGCGGTAACATTAAATCCAAGTCAGATTAATGTTTCAAACGATGCATCAGTAGCAACAACAATTAAATTCTCATCTCCTGTATATCTCGAACCAGGTGAAATGTATGCATTAGTATTCTTATGCCCATCATCTGATAAGTATGAGATGTTTGTTGCAACTATGGGTGAAAAATCTATTAAGACAACACAATTACCTGATGTTCAGAATGTAGTTGTATCTAAACAATATCTTGGTGGTAGTTTGTACAAGTCTCAAAACGGTACAATATGGACTGCAAGCCAGAATCAAGATTTAACATTTAAACTTCGCAAGGCATCATTTATAGAAAGTGGTTCAACTACATTCTATAACACTCCAATCGCACCAGGCAATTTTAATACTCAGGTATTAACTAATAACCCAGTTCGTTCATTACCTCGAAAATTAAAAGTAACTATTGATGGTGGTGGTGATAGGACAGTTACTAATTTCCCACTTGGTAGAAAAGTAAGTACAGGTGCTGCTGGTGATTCAGAAGATCAAAGTGTAACAGGTATTATTGAGGGTCAAGGTGCTCCTATATCAACTGAAGAAGTTGTAACAGGTGGTTCAGGATATAGTATAAGTGGAACTGTTAGCACAGTTGCTTTGACAGGAAGTGGATCTGGTTGCACAGTAACTGCAACAGTATCCTCTGAGGTAGTTACTGCAGTAGCAGTACAATCTGCTGGAACTGGTTATCAAGTTGGTGATGTCTTAACAGTCGATAATAGTCATAGTGGTGTAGTCA